CACCTTTTCCCATGCGTCGGCGGAGCCTAGGCGAGGGGCAGTGTCTCCACTGCGGGCGGGTGTTTGCCGGGGATTGGTCTGACGCCTTAACCACCGCGCAGGCCCGCACCGCGGAACCAGCGCACTCGGCTTATCCTTGCGGATTTAGGCGACTGGTCCAAAGTGCTATCGGGGTTCCCTTGAGCGCACCGCTCTTCCCACCCCGCCTGCCTTTCGACAGGAATGCCGAGGCGCAAGAATGCGATTGAAGAAGAGCAAGCCGAATTGTCGGGGTCTTTTTCATTTGCCTCTTGAATCCCTCAGCGATTGCAGAATAGACCAATTCCGCTCAGTACGTCAAATTATTTTTTAGGATTGCGTTATAAAGTTCTCGGTTGCACAACATCTGGTGGTATGATTACTGACGTGGGGGAGAAGTGGCGCAACTCCCTTCATCCGGCCTCGCCCTCAGCAAGCGTAACCGACACCCCCACACCTCTTTCAGAGGAACAACCCGAAGAAGCCAGACTCCGAGCGCTGGCACAGGAACCCGGCCAACCAGCCGGGTTTTCTGTTGGGCATCAGGACACGAAGCGCTTACAATGTCTCCGAGGTGACCACCATGGACTTCCCATTCTCCACCGGAGATTATCAAGGCTCAGACGTTGCAGACGGTTTCAGTCCTGCGAACGTTGATAAACTCTCCGAGTCGCTGAACGCGCTGCTGGCCGACTGCTTTGCTTTGTACTTGAAGACAAAGAACTTCCATTGGCACATGACCGGCCCGCACTTCCGAGACTGGCACCTGATGTTGGACGAGCAGGCCGCGCAAATCTACGCCATCACAGACGACATTGCGGAGCGGGTGCGGAAGATCGGCGGGACCACCATCAAGTCTATCGGCCAGATTGCCCGTTTGCAGCGGATTCAGGACTCGGACGAGCCCGGCCCGGCACCCGAGGACATGCTCAAGGAGATTCTGGCCGACAACAGAACCCTTATCACCCAACTGCGGAGCGCCCATACAGTCTGTGCCCTGGCCGACGACTACGCCTCAACTGCGATGATTGAGGTGTGGATCGACGAAGCGGAGCGGCGCGCGTGGTTTCTCTTCGAGGCGACTCGCTGATGCTTTATAATCCTGACATGGTGGTAAATCCAATGGCCGACAGGACCCAAAAGACACTCCCCAAGGTACGAGCCCAACTCGTAGTGAACTTGGCAGTATGTCAAGGAGAGCGTATTACGCAGTTCTCCTCGCGTGTCCTGATCCTGCCGGCGAAGCGGGCGGCGTAGCCGCATGGCCAAAGTTTCCAAGAAGCTTTCTGAGAGGACACACGCCAAGAAAAGGCTAAAGTCCCGCTACGGGCTTGTTTTCTCAAAGAAACTTCGCCGGGAATTAGTGCAAATGGTCCAGTCTGGAATCACAACTCCCATCGGCAGAACATCTTTACGGAATAGTCACCATCAAGCGGTAATAGGCGAATGCACGGTGACTTTCGTTTATGACTGCGTGCGGCATGAGATCGTAACATTTCTTCCGCCAGAAGAGAAAGTAAAGGTTTAATAAACTCATGGCAAACCTCGTAAAAGGCCCTCCACCTCGCTCAAAACGTTCCCCTAAAACGCGCGCGAAGTTCCTTGAAGCTTTGAAAGCTACAGGGAACATCAGTAAATCGTGCAAGTTGAGCCGTCTACCGAAGACATGCGCTTATGAGTGGCGTCGCCAAGATGAGGAGTTTCGGCAGGCGTGGGATGAAGCCCAAGTCGAGGGCGAGGCTGTGCTTGAGGATGAGGCGAAGCGGCGGGCCTATGAAGGCGTGAAGAAGCCTGTCTACCAGGGCGGGAAGCGAGTCGGCTATGTCCAAGAGTACAGCGACACGCTTCTGATCTTCCTGCTGAAAGGCACGAATAAGGCGAAGTACGGCGACCGCACCACGCTGGCCGGAGACAAAGACAATCCCGTCCAGGTGAGCGTGCTCGATAGTATCCTCAAGGGAGAATGAAGCCGCTCACTGTAGTACAGAAGGCCAAAATCCGTAGTACACTCGTGAACCCAGTCAAGTTTGTACTACATTGGCTGGGGTCCGACTTGTGGAGCGTGCAGAAAGAAATCGCCATGGCGCTCACAAAGCCCCAGGCGAAGGTCAACGTAAAAGCGTGCCATAGCAGCGGCAAAACTTTTGAAGCGGCGCAACTCGCGCTTTGGTGGCTGGCCCGGTACGAGAACGCCATCGTGGTGACCACGGCACCCACGAAAAAGCAGGTCGAGGTCCTGATGTGGGGTGAAATCCACAAGGCCCTCGTCAAGAGCAAGTATCCCTTCCCATCTGCAAACCTCACCAAACTTGAGTTTGATAAGACCAAGTACCCGATGCGGTACGCGCTCGGATTCACGACGACCGTCCAGCAACAGGACGAGGGTGTCAAGTTCCAAGGCTTCCACGCTGACCACGTGCTCATCATCATCGACGAAGCTCCTGGCGTTGATCCGAAGATCATCGAAGCGATCGAGGGCATCCGGGCTGGCGGCGATGTGCGCATCCTGAAGCTGGGCAACCCTACCATATCTTCTGGCGCCTTCTACGACGAGTTCCACAGCAAGCGCGCCAGCATCCAACCGTTCACAATCAGCGCGTTCGATACGCCCAACTTCAAAGGCATCAAGCTTTCCTATGAGGCTCAGGACTCAGAAGGCGCTCCGATCACCGTAACGCTCGGCGATCCGAACGGCCGCGACCTGCTGGACCTGACCGAAGAAGATCTTGACCAGAACGTGATGCCTTGGCTCACCACCAGGCGGTGGGTCAAAGAGCGGTTTGAGGAGTGGGGGCCGGGAGACTTCCGCTGGGATTCACGCGTGATGGGAGACTTCCCCTCTCAGAGTCCTGATGCCCTGCTGTCCCTGGCATGGCTCGAGCGCGCTCAACGGGACACGCGGACCTACGAGGGGAAGGTAGACATCGGCATCGACGTGGCGGGTCCTGGCGAGGATGAGACGGTGATGGTGGCGCGGTGCGGCTTCCAGATTCTCGAGATCATCGGATGGGGCAATCCAGATCCCCGCGGCGAACTGGTGATTGCTCTCAGGCGCTATGGAGGACGCATCGGGACTATAAACACCGATTCAGCAGGCATCGGATACTACCTCCACAAGCACCTACAAGACCTTGGCTTCCCGTCGAACGCGGTCAATGTGGGCGAGTCGCCGGCGGACAAAGAGCAGTTCGTGAACCTGAAAGCTGAACTGTACTGGGGCCTGCGGATGCGCGCGAAGTCCGGAGACCTATCAGGACTCGACGACGAGACAGCCATCTCCCAACTTGCCAGCATCCGGTGGAAGCCGAACAGCCGGGGGCAAACAGAGATCGAGTCCAAGGAAGCGATGCGGAAGCGTGGCGTCAAGAGCCCGGACCGTGCTGAGGCAATCATGCTGGCATTTGCAAAAGTTGCAAAGAACGGCGCTGGGCTGCTGGAGTATTACCAGGGCATCACGGCGGTGCAAACAGGTGGAGATCAGGACCCGAATCCAAAGACTCCCGGCTTTAGACCTGCTCCTACGGTCACCACTCCCGTCAAAGCGCCTGCCCTGACCGCCTACAACCGCGCTATGGCTGCCCTTGCGCCCCAAGACCTATGCGACCATTGCGGCAAACCGCTTGGCGATACCGTGGTTGAAGAGGGAATAAGGCGGATGCACCCTGACTGCGCAAGGCCGTCGTGGGCGTCCTGATGGTGTAGTACAGATTCTCCTTGTGTAGTACACGGACCTGTAGTACAGTCTTCGGTGTGTACTACAGGAGGAACCGAATGCTAACCAAGCAGCAGATCAAAAGTGCAGGATCGATTTTTTACGCGAGCTCGGCAGGATGCAATCCGAGCCTCAAGGTGATTGAGTTGCTCGCCGAGTCTTTGCAGTACGCCACCACGGAACCAGGAGCACCACTGACACGAGACGAAGAGGACGAGTTGCTTAAGCGGCCATTTATCGGAGGAGGCGCGATATCGGAGATCAACGCCGTTCTAGCCAAGCGTAACACCGCGCAGCCGATACCCATCCCTTCCGTAGCACAGGCCGATTGGGAAGATCAGCACGGCCACAGGAGCGAGATAGTGCCGCTGGTTGGTGGAGAGCCGGTGAAGAAAGAGCAGCCAGCGCGGGTAGGTGGCGGTCTAGCCGAGATGCTGCACCGTGCGTTCATGAGCGCCCCCGATAAGCCATGGGACGCTGTGGTTCGCGTGATCGCCGATGCGCTGCTGGGTCCACTATCCGATGAGGAATGGTATGCGCCTGACGACGGAAAGACGATCCAGGCAACTCGCTACGGCGTTGACCAAATACTCGCCAACCGCCGCAAACTACTCGACGCCGAGCCGCAGACACTGGAAGAGCAGATAGCTGACCTGCTTTGCGAATCTCTTGGACACGCATCCGGCACGTACAACATTCCAAAGATATCTGCGAAGATCGCGGAACTGGCAAAGGAGCAGAAGTGAAACTCCACCGCATGATTGAGCGCACGCTGGACAAACTTCGGGACCACTCGCCCCAGGCGCACGAACGGGCCAAGGTGCTTGCCGGCACGCTTTGGCAGCACGATGGGACGATTGACTACCGACGCGAGCACGTGAACCGGCTGGCGGCTGAAATGAGGAAACGTAAATGAGCGTACACATCAACATCCGCATACCTGACGAGCAAGCGGCGGCTATCGATGCATTAGGGAAGAGCCGCAGTCAAGCAATCATCGAAGCTCTGGGGGCATACCTCAAGCAGCCGACGGTGATTGTGGCACCGCCGATGAGTCCTGAAGTCGTTGCCGATCTTAATAACGTGATGAATGCGAAACCGCTCGGCAAAATCACGGCTATAGGTGGAGATCATCCAATGTGCGGAATGCTCCCGCACGGACACATGCGGGTTTCCGTGGGCTCACCGCCGAAGAACCTGAAACTGGCACGCGAGACCAAGCCCAAGCGCGCCCTTGGCAGGACTCCAGAAAACCTCAGCCTTGCCGACAACCGTGATTCTTATGCCCGTCCAGCCCACGCACCGGGCTGCAAGTGCCTGATGTGCCAAGGAAAGTGAGGAGCGATGATTATTGATCCGCGCGAAGAGGCTGAAGCTATTCAGAAAGAGATTGAAAGCAACGGGAAGGTAAAACTCCTCTTTCCCGTCAAGCTCCCGATCAAACGAGATTATAAT